GAAAGACGCCACGCTGCAGGACATCATCAAGATCAATCAGTTGGAGGGGCACGTCAATCGGAAAAGCATCGAGCTGTCGGAGAGGCAGAAAGCGTTTGAGGCGGAACAGGTCCAGCTGCGCAACGAGTGGCAGCAGAAGATCCAGATGGCCGGTTCCGTGATCGACAACCAGGAGCGCCAGTTGGCCCAGGAGTATCATGGCATCGACTGGAACGCGCTCTACCGTGCCGATCCCGCGCAGTACAGCGCATTGCAGCTTCGCTTCCAGCAGGCGCACGGCGAGATCGTGCAGCAGAAGCAGGCGCTGGCCCAGCACTACCAGCAGAACATCACGCAACTGCGTGAGACGACCCGTCCCAAGGCTATCGAGACGATTCGTTCGCAGAACCCCGACTTGGCCGATGACGTGAGCTACGGCAACGCGCTCGCGGACATCAAGAGCTATCTCAAGTCGATTGGTGCGGACGATAAGAACTTCGACGCCGTCGAGATGGACCCCGTCGTGTTCAAGGTGGCGCGAGACGCGGCCCGCTATCAGCAGATCGCATCGAAGAAGCCCGACATCAGCGCCAAGCTGAAGGTCGCCCCGACGATGCAGAAGCCTTCTCCGAAGGAATCACTCGGCACGAATGCCGCGCGCCTTAAGGGCATCCGCGAACGCGCCTTCAAAGGCGATAGCGACGCCCAGGCCGCCCTCCTCGAATCCCTCTAAGTTAGGAGCCTTCCATGGCCGTCCCCAGCAATACCCTCCAGTCGGTTTCCGTCGTCGGCAACCGCGAAGATCTGTCGAACATGATCTTCAACGTCGATCCCGACGTGACCGTGCTCCAGACCGCCCTCAAGAAGGGCAAGGCAACCAACACCTATCACGAGTGGCTGACCGACTCGTTCGCCTCGCCGAACGCCACCAACGCCCACATCCAGGGTGACGACGCGTCCGCCGATGCGCTGACCGCCGCTGTCCGTCTGGGCAACTACACCCAGATCAGCGCGCATACCGCCCAGATCGCCGGCACCAACTCGGCCATGAACTCGGCCGGCTCGGTGGGCAAGATGGGTTACCAGCTCCTGAAAAAGGTGAAGGAGCTGAAGCGCGACGTGGAAGCGTCGGTGTTCGACAACCACGCTCGCACCGCCCCGACGACCTCCGTCGCAGGCGTCTCGGCGGGTCTGCCGGCGTGGCTCAAGACCAACATCAGCAACGGTGCGACCGGCGCCGCCCCGACTGGCGATGGCTCCAACGCCCGCACGACCGGCACGGCGCGTGCCCTGACCGAGTCGATGCTGCAGGGCGTTCTGCTCTCGGCGTTCCAGGCGACCGGCCAGATTCCGAAGCTGGCCTTCGCCTACCCGAAGCAGAAGCAGCAGATCTCGGCGTTCCAGGGCAACGGCACCCGCTACGTGGAGCTCCAGGGCCGCAAGCTGAACACCGCGTTCGACATCTACGTGTCGGACTTCGGTGAGGTGACCATCGTGCCGTCGATCTTCCAGGCGGCGGGCACCATCACGCTGATCCATCCGGATTACGTGAAGCTGGCCTATCTGCGCCCGTTCGCGAAGATCCCGCTCGCCAAGACCGGCGACAGCGAGAAGGTGCAGATCCTTCAGGAGTGGACGCTGGAAATGTCCAACGAGAAGGCCCACGCGGCCATCTACGACCTGAGCTAATCCCTCCACGCAGCAGTGGCCTTCAGGGGCGTCCTTCGGGGCGCCCCTTTCTTTTGGAGTGACCCATGGATTTTGACGATTTCAGCCACTTGCTGGCCGGCACGGGCAAGAACGTGGCCATCGGTGCCGCGTCTGTTCAATCTTCGGCAGTCGGCTCGCAGACCTACGCCATTCGCGTGGTGGCGACTGGCGCATGCCACATCGAAACAGGCCCCAACCCCACGGCGACGGCCTCGTCTGCACTCATCGCGGCTAACGTCACGGGCGAGTATTTCAAGGTCAGCCCTGGCGACAAAGTTGCTGTGATCCAGGACGGCTCGGCCACGGGAAATTTGAACATCGTGGAGCTTTCCAAGTGAATCGCTCGATGACGGAGCGGTATCGCTTCGACGCGGACGGCAACCTGATCATCAGGCGTGAGGCGGTGCTCGATGACCACCTCGACGCGTGCCATGCGCTGCGCCAGAACGGCAACGAGACGGGCAAGTTCCGCAAGGGCTTCATGCACCACGTCGCCTCAATACCGCCGATCCTTTACATGGAGCTCCTGAAGGAGGGCATCGACCTCTTCAACCTCAACGAGGACACGAAGAAGCGCTTGTTCCAGAAGCTCAATCTGGAAATGCCCAAGCTCAAGACCGTCAACGCGAGGCTCTAAGGCGTGATTACCGATTACGCCAGCCTCCAGAGTGCGATCACGGACTACCTGGACCGTGCTGACCTGTCCGGCGTCGTCACCACCTTCATCGCCATGGGCGAGTCGCGCATCTACCGCGACCTGCGCGTGCGCGATATGGAGAAAACGACCGCCGCCACGATCACGAACGCCAGTTTCGCTGTGCCAGCGGACTACGTGGAGTCGAAGAACCTCTACGTCACCGACTCGACCGGCAACTACCTGTACGAGTTGGAGCGCGTGGCGCCGTTTTGGCTGCGTTCGACCTATCAGCAGCAGTCAGGGCAGGGGCAGCCCAGCTTTTACGCCCGCGAAGCCGGCAATTTCGTCGTCGGGCCGTACCCGGACGCCAGTTACCCTGTCACGCTGCTGTATTACGCGCGCCTGCCGAGCCTGAGCGCGACCAATACCACCAACTGGCTGACCAGCAACAACCCGGACCTGATCTTTGCGGCGGCCATGCTCGAAGCTGGCACGTACCAGCAGGACGACCAGGCGGTTAGCTATTGGGAGACGCGTTATCAGCAGATCGCGGCGGCGGTTGCGCTGGCTGACAAGCGCGAGCGCATGAGCGGATCACCTGGCGTGATGAGGCCGGCCTGATGCAGCCCCTGGTGGTGCAGTTCGGCGAGTGGTCGCCGGACGATGACCGCAATATCTCCCCGGGCACGCCCTCGCCGTACCTCAACGCGCAGGCCGTGCCGCTTGAAGATGCGTTGAATGTGCTGTTCACCGGTTCGGCATGGCGCCTATTTGCCCCACTGACGACCTCGGGCACGGCGCTGGCTTCCGCTCCGTCCGATGCGGTGATGGTCAACAACGCCGGCTCGCTGGTCACCTTCGCGCAGGCCAACGGGCACCTCTACAAGATCGCTGCGGGCGTCATTACCGACGTATCGAAGGCAGGCAACTACACCACGGGCCAAGCGTGGGATTTTGAGCAGTTCGGAACCTGCCTGCTGGCGACCAACGGCGTCGATCCGGTGCAGGACTTCGACGTAGGAACGTCCAGCGCGTTTGCGGATCTGGCCGGTTCGCCGCCTAAGGCTTACGTTGTCGGCAAGGTGCGCGACTTCGTGGTGCTGGGCAACACGACCGATGCTAACGGCTCGCATCCCACCCGCGTGCAGTGGTCCGCCATCGGTGACCCGACCAACTGGCCCGCACCGCTGACGCAATCGGCCCGCGCCTACCAGTCCGGCTATCAGGACAACTATGGCGAGTACGGGAAGGTCAAGTACATCGCCCAGGGCGAGGAATTCGGGCTGATCTTCCAGGAACGCGGCATCGTGCGCATGCAGTACGTGGGCGGCGATGTGGTGTTCCAGTTCTACACCTTCGAACGCAAGCGCGGGCTGGTGACGACCAAGGCGGCGGCGCAGATCGGCAGCCAGGTCTACTTCCTGTCGGGCGATGGGTTCTACGCGACCGATGGCACGTCGGTTGAGCCCATCGGCTACGGCAAGGTCAACCGCTGGTTCCTGGCCAACTGCTACGACCTATCCAAGGTCCGGGCGGCGGTCGATAGCGTCACGCAGTGCGTCTACTGGACCTTCCCCAGCACCTCGTCGGGGATCAGCGACAGCGTCATCGTCTACAACTTTGCCGAGGCTCGATGGAGCCACGCGCAGAACACCACCTATGCGCTGTTCCAGGGGCTGAGTGGTAACGCCCACATCCCGCAAGCGTTCGATGCGGCCAACAAGGTTGGCGGATTCACTGGCGCTCAGACGGGCGCGGTGATCGAGACTAAGACCTTCCGGCTTCAGCCGAACATGCGCTCGCTGGTTTCCGGC